GTGAATATACGTTGATGTGTGGTCTAGGCAATACGCATGAGTTCTCCACGCCAACGGTACATAAGAAGATCCTAACGAACGAGAGGGATGCTGAGGCACTGGGACAGGAGTATCTCAGAAGTTATGGCACCCCAAAGTGGTCTAGCATAACGAAATAGTGCTTGACTTTTATTCAATAATAAGGTATAATAGTTATTGTAGGTTGGGAATTTAATCATAGGAGAAGTGAATGAAGTCTGTTGAGATCAATCAAGTGAGTAATGGGTTTGTGGTTATTGTCAGTGATGATGATAGTGGTGAGCAAACGAGATACGTGTTTGCTAAAGAAGTGCAAGTTATGAAGTTCCTGAAGTCGATATTCAAGAGTGCTGAGTAGTTCTATATGATCTTATATGAGTTTATTCCTAAGCGAAAGAAAAGTAAACCCACTGCTGCAAAGCGGTTGTTACAGAAATCTTGGACAGAGTTAATGGAGAAATATAATGTCAAACAAAATAGTAAAGTCAGTCTGCAGTCTAATAGCATTGAGCATCGCCTTCCTATCAGGGATTTTGGCGGAAGTGTTCGAAGTCTAGGTGACGGCATAGGTACGGCAACAAAGAAGGCAACAAATGTTTATACTGGCACTGCTATGATTGGAATAGCAACCATGCACAAATCTAATAGCGTGCCAGTATTTTCTGTTAATGAAGCGATTGAAATATCTAAAATGAGACGAGGCTAAAAGTGAGCAATTTACAATATGCATCAGATGTATCGCACGATAAGTCAAAGTTACAAGAGTTGTTGGATGAGGTGATCATTCAGAAAATGAAGATGGATAGGTTCTTCAGTATGTTCCTTGAGAAGTTTGAGAACGATATGGATCCAGATATTCTGGGTACACCTATCTGGAATCTATACAATGCCAAAATGGCACAGTATAAAGAACTGAGATCCCTGGAAACAGCAACCAAATACTACCTGGCTCGATAATATGATATTCAATAACTCAACCGAGTTCTCTCTGTATATTGAGGAACTGTCTGCAAACAAGCGATTGACCCATATGGATGCTGTTCTGTATTACTGCAAGGAAAACTATGTGGAACCAGAGGAGATTGCTCCATTGATCAGTATGGCACTGAAAGACAAGATCGCAATGAATATGCGGGCTGACCGCATGCTGCCAGATAGCACCCCTATGCTGGATGTATGATAACTGGGTTTCGCTGTTACAAGTATTACATATCAATCAAGTTGCATTTCACCAAGGACAACTATAATGTCTTTGAGACTAGGGGTAATGTAAAGGGTTCTGAGGAAGCATTCATTTCCAGGAATGATCGATATATATTCGAGAGGATAGCAAGGAAGTATGATACCGACCAAAAGGTGATAAAGTACTTTGTATCGAACTTCAGTTACGGCAATGATGCGGTAGTGTATAACGAGAACGATGCCGAGGATAACCTGCTGGAGTGGAATCGTCGGAGAGAAAGTCTTACCAGAGTGTTTGAGAATGATACTCAGGAGGTACTGCTACAGAAGGAAAAAAATAATTTGGATAGGAAACAAATATTCGAATTCAACGGAAATAACCTTCCTCTGCTGTTCAGGATGTATCTGGGAAAGAAAGTCACCATAGAAAGTATGTTTCTATTTTCGAAACTTAATGGATATCTCAAGAGGTGGCATAATAATAGTTCTATGATACTCTGGGAAGATGATCGCCGTCGTATAGAGAAGTGTGATGGGTTCGTGAAATTTGATATCGAGAAACTATCTCCAATTTATGCCTCCTTCATGGAAGAATTGGGATAATGGATTTCTTTTTCTTAGCATCAGACATTTTCTGTCTAGTTTCAGCAGAATGAGGTCCTGTAGGAATACCTTTCTTTCCGTTAGGAATGCCTTTCAGGGGACTAGGTTTGCCTTTCCTCGCATCAGAGATTTTCTGTTTGGATTCATCGGAATGAGGTTTGCCAGGTTTACCTTTCTGAGCATCAGATATTTTCTGTCTAGTTTCAGCAGAACGAGGTTTACCTTTATTAGCATCAGAGATTTTCTGTTTGGATTCATCAGAATGAGGACCAATAGGTATGCCCTTTCTTCCATTAGGTATACCTTTCTTTCCACTAGGTTTGCCTTTCCTTCCATTAGGACCAGTAGAAATACCTTTTCTTCCATTAGGTTTATTTGAGGGGTTTTGTTGCGGTCCATTAGGAATACCTTTCCTTCCACTGGGACCACGTTTTATGCCTGGGACTCCACCATCAATTCCATTTTCTGGTTTTTGGTTTGCCCAGAGGTCTGAATTGACTATATTGTGATCTTTGGAAAATGCTAGAGCAAACTCTGATATGGCAATGGAGTTTGTAAAAGGTCCAAATACGTTGGTGGTTATTATGTGTTTTCTGCCGTGTTTCTTGATATGTGGCACCCAATGTTTACCGGAACCATTATATTTGTATGGATCTCTGGTGGTTTTACCAAAATACTTGAGACCTGTTACTGAATGCTGCTTGATGTATAGAACTGTTGGTGGTATTATATAAGTAGTCATGCTGAAACTCTCCTGAGTGTTAGGGTCCTTGGATGTTTGAAGCATCGCGAAGGACATAATTGATTTGACTTAATACCTAGTTTCAGGTATACTAGTATTTATAAGAATTAGAAATTCGGAATTCCGAATAATTGAAGTACTAATCCATAAGGAGGGAACAGAAGGAAAATGAGCAAGACAAGAAGGCAATATCTATACGATAAGTTTGATGATACTAAAGACAGTCGATTCACTGGCAACAAGAAGGTGAAGGGAATGAAGATACTAAATACCATTGATGAAGATGAATCATCAGATCCCTTTGCAGATGAGATGTCAGTGACCGATCAAATTTTCATCACACATACGAAACATACTAATTAATACGATACTTAAAAGGAAATAATATGGATCTCAATACGTTACGAAAAATGCGCAACACCGACTTCGGTAAGATTGCACAAGAGTTTGAAAAAATCTCCACTCCATCATCTACCAAGTCATATCAAGATGACCGGATCTGGAAGTTAGAAGCAGACAAGGCAGGCAATGCCTCTGCCACCATTCGCTTTCTGCCCAAGACAGAGGGTGATGAACTACCATGGGTCAAGGTATTCTCACATGCCTTCCAAGGACCGACCGGTAAGTGGTACATCGAAAATTCATTGTCGACAATTGGACAGGAAGATCCACTGGGGCAACTGAATAGCAGTCTTTGGAACTCTGGTTCCGATGCCAACAAAGAAATCGCCCGCAAACAAAAGCGCAAGTTGCATTTCTATGTAAACATTCTAGTTGTCAGTGATCCTAAGCATCCTGAGAATGAAGGTCAAGTCCGTCTATTCAAGTTTGGCAAGAAGATCTTTGATAAGATTATGGATAAGGCACAACCGACTTTCGAGGATGAAAAGCCAGTCAATGTGTTTGACTATTGGGAAGGTGCAGACTTCAAGTTACGTCAGCGTAAGGTTGAAGGATATCCTAACTACGACCAGTCAGTGTTTCTGGAACCAGCGGCAATCGCCGAGGACGACGAGACAATTCTGAAGATTGCAAATGCCCAGCATAAGTTGGCAGAGTTTACAGATCCAAAGAACTTCAAGTCCTTCGATGAACTGAAGAAGAAGTTGGAAATGGTTCTATCAACGGGTGGAGTTGCTTCTAAGACTGCTTCGGATATGATGGAAGAGGAAGTATCGAGTTACTCGCCTCCAGTTGCAAAGAGCAAGGCAGCACCGGAACCAAAGGTGAGCCGTGCCGCAGCAATTGAGGAAGATGATGATTCGCTTGCTTACTTTCAGAGCATAGCCGATGCAGACTAAGTAATAACTGCTCCAAGAAAACCACCTTCGGGTGGTTTTTCTTATGCCGGAGAATATCTACTATCGATATGTCTATTGAAGGTTGACTCTGGATTACGTGTGCTATGTCTATACACAGCAGTTTCATTCTTTGTATTATTCACTATGGTAGACGGGGCGACCACTACATTCTGTGATGCTCCACCACCCTGAGCAACGCCAGCATTTTCTGCAGATTTACTTGCCACTAATCCTGCTCTACCCATAGCAACTCCCATTGCCGATATCTTATCCACTGGCATAGCAGATATTGCCTTTATTGTATTGGTATCAACTTTGGAAAAAGACCCAAGTCCATAGGCAAGTTTTTCAACACCAACACCTGCTTTCTCTATATTGACTCCATGTTTACCTAGAGCAATGATTTGATCCATAGCGGATCCACCAGGTGTCACTGCTCCAAGAAATCCACCAACGAGGTTTCCAACTCCACCTACAACTTGCGACGCGCCGAATGCTGCCATCCCGCCAGCAACCGCAAATAAACCGGCACCCACTTGCATTAAATTACTGCCATCAAGATTACTAAGTTTTTCTATTGCAGCAGTCACTGCATTTATTATACCAACCACCACCTTGCCTATGCTCTCGAATACCACTGGGATTGTCTCAACTGCCTTCATGAAAACATTACCAATTACATCTACAATTTTCACTAGAATAGGAGCAAATTCTTTCATAAATGGTGCTGCCCACTCTAATCCTTTACCAATTGCCAATACTGCCAGTGCGACTGCACCCAATCCAAGTGCAACTAAAGGATCTGCAAATGCCTTGAGACCTGCAGCAATACCCTTGAGAATTGCAGTGATACCTCTGCCAACTCCAACTGATAGATTTTTTAATCCCTTACCCAATGCAGTGATCCCGGATGCAAGACCTTTCAAAAATCCTGCTATACCGGCACCAGCACCCTGACCAAGACCTTTCAATCCCTTACCAAGTGCGGTCATTGCGGCACCGATAGTTGCAAATAATCCACCGCCGGATGAACTAGACTCAGGCGATCTAGGTAATGCCTTTTCTGACATGCGCACTGGGGTTGTATTTTCAACCAGTTTTTCTAGTAGTCCAGTTTGCTCTTCATCTCGTTTTACCGCTTCGTCTCTTTCTTCTGGACTTTCTGCTGCTCCTTCTAATTTGGCGGCTCTATCGTATTTTGAATATTGTCTAGTTGCTTCTTCTCTGGTGGCAAGTAATTCTTTACCCTGTGCAGTACCTGCCATTTTTCCTTCAGACAATCCAGTTGTCTTTCTGAAGGCATCTATTGCAGCCTCATTTGCTTGAATTTGTTTGGCAAATTTATTTGCATTCTCAAAATCTTGCTTAAACTCCTTGCTTGATTTCTTTACTCCCAATGACTTTTGTTTGTCTATGAACTCCCCGCGGGCGATGGTCTTATCGAATATACCACCAACATTCAATGCTTTCAATATTCCTCTCTTTGGATTATTGAATATCATCAAACTTTCTTTGAATTTTTCCAGAGGACTCTTGAATGTCTTGAACCCAGCAACTAGACCAGAAACGATCTCTGCTTCTGCCGTTCTTTGTTTCTTATAATCATCTAATCTATTTTTACGATCTTGTGCTTCCTCTGCCCGATGAAGTTTAATACCTCTCATCCACTCCCTGCGAATTTCTAATGCATCTTCCCTACCCATTGCCCCAGCCCGTCTTTGGGCAGGCGATACGCTGCCTGCTCGTTGCGTTCCATGGAGCTTTACCAAAGTAGTCGCAATTTTTTGGATTGCAGGGACAACTGCTGCTATTGGGGATGCTGCGGCAGCAGTAGATACAGTTGTCCCTGCAGATAATTGAGCTAGAGTTCCATGTGGAGTCCCGCCAGAATTGGCTACCTCAACTGCCTTCAGTTTCACTTGAGCGACAAGCAAGTCTTTTAGATTAAGCATTTTATTATTTACTTTCCAATCGTTGTTTTTCTTCTTCCAAGAATCGTATTAACAATGATATATACACGTCTCTTTCGAACGGAATCATTTCCTCAATTTCCGTAAGCGAGTATTTGTGGTACTGCATCAACGCAAAATTCATCTGATAGTAATTTTGCAAATCTTCATGACAAAGGTTTATTAAAAAAAACTGTTAATGCCTTCCAGAACCTTGTGATGTGCTTTGTTACACACAGGACAAGTATAGTCAACTTCATGCCTAAGTTTTGGCATTGTCTCAAAGAACTCTTGAACCTTGGCAAACTGTTCCGTGGTTAGATTTTCCACAAATGCCACTAATTCTTCTTTAGTCTGTTCCTTGGCATGAAATACCTCAGAACCAGTGTAGATAGAATCAATTGAATTTGCCACAACTGATACTAATTGTGCAAAGTCTGATTCATCTATATTTTCAATGGACTTTATAAGGTCCATTGTTGGATACTTCATGATAACGCCGACATCATTGAATAGTGCAATTTTGCTCGTATGATTTGGAACTTTAATTACTTCCAATGTGGTAAGATCGATCATTACCTTTGCCTTTGCCTTTGGATCATCGGGACAGTCGTCGCACCCAAATAATAACTCAATATTCTCTCCGACAGACTTAGCACGGATCTGAGTGAATAGATACTCAAGATCAAAGGTTGCTAACTTGTCTACGTCAATCTCATCTATCACACATGCCTTGACCACTGCCTTCAGGGTGTCAATCATAACCTTTACATCTTCACTTTGATGGGCAATCATCAGAGCCTTCTCTTCCTTCACAAAGAATTGACGGTACTTTAAACTCTTTCCTGTAGATGGTAAAATCAGATTGTAGACCGTGGCCACATTTTTTGGTAACATTATGTATTACTCCTTATGATATATATATTATTTATATGGGTTTCTTTTTGCAATTATCAAAATGGTGCCGTTTCATAGCACTGGTCCCTCCCACTAAACCACAATGTGGGCATTCGATTTTAGGAGCAGGATTTTGTTGCTTTCCTTTAGGTCCGTGGGGATTTTGTTGCTTACCGTAAGGTCCGGTAGGTCCTCGAGGACCGCGAGGTCCGTGGGGATTTTGTTGCTTTCCTTGCTTTCCCCTAAGTTTACCTCGACCTTTGTTGGGTCCAGTAGGTTTACCTTTCTTTTTGCTAGGCGCACCTTTAGGAGCACCATCTAACCCATTTTCTGGTATTATATTTGCCCAGAGATCTGATTCAACTATATTGTTGTCTTTGGAAAATGCTAGAGCAACCTCAACAATGGTATCAGAATCAATATAGGGTTCTGATACCGATAACGTGACAACGTGTTCTTTGCCATGCTTCTTGATATGGTTTTTCCAATACTCACCAGATCCATTATATTTGTATGGATCTTTGGTGGTTTTGCCGAAATATTTTTTCTTTGTGATCGAATGCTGTTTGATGTATAGAACTGTTGGTGGTATTATATAAGTAGTCATGCTGACTCTCCTATGAAGGGTTAGAGTCCTTGGAGACGGGAATCTCGCGAAGGACATATGTTTAGATAACATATGCTCTATTTATAAGAATCAATATTTCAGAACTAAACATCCTTATTTATCTTATTTAGAAATTCCCCAAGATCTTTAGTACTTCCAACGAAAATAGCATTGTTCTGCGTTATCTGCTTATTGCTTGATTCTTCTGCCTTGCTTGGTGTATCTATTCTACGTTTCTTATCGTGTAAATCTAGTAACTGAGTATTTACATCGGACAACTGTTTCATGAGGTTTCCCACTACCTCAAATGCCCGTGGGTGTTCAGTGGACTTGGCAATTTCCAGGGCATGGAATAATGCATCCTGTCCCAATTGCAATAATGAGTGAAGGTTATTCCGAGTTCTGTCATAGTCAGACTCAATCTTATTGGATCCTTGGGGTACAACTTGGTTATCCGCTGTTATTATGTCCCCAGTCTTCACTTCAACTGCCTCAATATCAA